GATGCTGGCACACTGTCGAATTTGCCAGCGGGTCTTAAAGCTCGCGGTCTTCGTATTAAGGGGGATGACACTCCTCTTATGCCGGGTGAATTTAGGGATGTGGACGTACCGGGCGGTGCCATCCGTGACTCGATTACGTTTATCCCTTACAAAGAGCCATCAAGCGTACTGTACTCTTTACTTGGAAATATTGTCGAAGAGGGACGCCGCATTGGCTCAGTCGCAGACATCCAAGTAGGAGATACTAACGCACAGGCACCCGTGGGCACAACTCTTGCCCTCATGGAGCGTTCAATGAAGGTAATGTCTGGTGTACAGGCTCGCCTTCATGCAGCTATGAAAAAAGAGTTACGACTTCTTGCTAAGATTGTTCATGACTATATGCCAGAAGAGTATGCCTATGAAGTTGATGGAGACTTCAGTAGGACAGATGACTTTGATAAGCGCATAGATGTCATACCAGTCTCAGATCCTAATGCTGCCACGATGTCTCAAAGGATCATGCAGTATCAAGCTGCATTGCAGCTAGCTCAGCAAGCTCCTCAGTTGTATGACATGGGCAAGTTGCACAGACAGATGCTTGAGGTTCTTGGTATTCAAGATGCTGATGATCTTATTAAGCTTCCTGATGATATCAAGCCTGCTGACCCCGTAACTGAGAACATGATGATCTTGAAGCAAGAGCCAGTTAAGGCATTTAAATATCAGGATCATGAAGCTCACTTAGCTGTTCATATGTCTGCTGCCCAAGATCCTAAGCTGGCTCAGATGATAGGACAGTCTCCATTTGCTCAAGTGATACAGCAATCAATGGCGGCTCATATTACAGAGCATGTTGCGTTCCAGTATCGTAGGGAAATGGAGAAAATGCTTGGTGTTGAATTGCCAAGTGAAGACCAGAACCTTCCTGAAGATGTAGAGGTTGAGATCTCTAGGTTGGCTAAGGACGCAGCAGAGAAACTTCTGAAGAAAGATCAAGCGGAAGCTGCCCAAGAGCAAGCTCAAGCCCAACAGCAAGATCCTGTGGTTCAGATGCAGCAGCAAGAGCTTCAGTTAAAAGCTCAAGAGCTTCAGCATAAGATGCAACTAGACACGGCTAAACTTCAGCTTGAAGCTGAAAAGATAAAAGCCACTAATCAAAGAGAGGGTGCCAAGCTAGGGGTTAAGCTGGCTACCGATCTTGATAACTCTCAGCGAGCAGACCAGCAAGCTGGGGCGAAACTTGGTGTTGAATTAGCAAAGGAGCTAGGTAAGGGAGATGGATGATACAGTTATTGCGCTCATGCAGCGTAGTATCTCCGATTATAAAGTTGAAATAGAACAGTTCTTGGCTGGGGGCCAAGCGCAAACTATGGAAGACTACAACAGACTTGTTGGGAGATATGAGGCTTTAAAGTTACTTGAAGCTGATTTACAGGAAATGGACAAAAGATTTATTGAACAATAAGTTCAATTGAACTATTTCTACATATGGGGGCTTCGTGGGGTAATCCGCGCACGGTTTCTGTGAACCTAATCACTGCAAGGTATATAAAATGTATGCAGACACTAAAATAACTGAGGAAAAAGTAGCGACTCAGTTACCTGAACCTAAAGGCTACAAGGTTCTTATTAGCACTGTTGAGGTTAATGAGAAGACTGAGGGTGGCGTCTATATGCCAGATGGCCTCAGACAAGCAGAAGAAACAGCATCTATCATTGGTTTTGTTATAAAGACTGGGCCAGATGCATATTCTGATAAGGAAAGATTCCCAAATGGAGCCTACTGCAAAGAGGGTGACTTTGTAATCTTTAGATCCTACTCAGGAACCAGATTCAAAATACATGGCAAAGAGTTTCGATTAGTGAATGATGACACTGTTGAGGCCGTTGTTGACGATCCAAGGGGGTATACACGGGCATGAGTAACTTAGCTTCAGAACCTGAAATGATGGAAGATGTTGGAAACGAATCACCTGATACACAAGATGTTGTGTCTGATGATAAGTTTGAAATTGAAATTGTAGACGATACCCCAGAAGAGGATCGTGGTAGGCCCCGTAAATCTGAAGATGCTGCTCCTGAAACTTTTAACGATGATGAGTTAGATAAGTATTCTGAGGGTGTTCAAAAGCGTTTCAAGAAAATGACTTATGAGGCCAATGAGCAGCGTAGAAATAAAGAGGAAGCTATTAGACTTCGCGAAGAAGCTCTAAAGTATGCTGAGTCTATTAAGGCTGAGAATGAGCGTCTTAGAAAAACTCTTGAACAGGGAGAGGAAACTCTTGTTACTCAAGCCAAAGGTCGTGTTCAAGCTGAGTTAGATCGCGCAAAGTTAGCATATAAAGAGGCTATTGACGCTGGGGATTCTGATTTAATCCTTGAGGCTAATGATAAGGTCACTTCTCTGAGAATAGAAGCAGACAAGATAGCCAACTACAAACCTCAGAAGAGACCTGCGCCTCAGCCTCAGCCTCAATATCAACAACAGGCACCCGCTAAGCCGCAAGTTGATCCACGCGCTTTAGAGTGGGGTAAGAAAAATACTTGGTTTGAGAATCCTGAAACTCCTGAAATGACAGGCTATGCATATGGTGTGCATCAAAAGCTTGTACAATCAGGGATTGATCCAAATACAGATCAGTATTATACAGAAATTGACAAGGCCATGAGACAGGTCTTTCCAGATAAGTTTGACGATGGGCAAGTAGAGGTACAAGCACCCCAACGTCAAGGTGGCCCCGTGGTTGCTGCACCGTCGAGAACGACGAAAAAATCACGCACAGTGCGACTTACCTCAACGCAAGCCTCTCTCGCCAAGCGGCTTGGACTCTCAAATGAGCAATATGCGGCGCAATTAATGAAGGATCAATCTAAATGACGAACAGATCTCCACGCACAACAGAGACCCGTGATGCGGTCAAACGTAAAGCGTCATGGACTAGACCGACAATGTTACCTTCCCCAGAGCCACGCGATGGTATTACCTTCCGTTGGATCCGCACATCTACATTGGGAAACACGGATAACACTAACGTCTCTTCCAGATTTCGTGAGGGATGGACGCCAGTTCGTAAGGAGGATCATCCAGACCTTCACATTGTGTCTGATATAGATTCAAGATTCCAAGACGGTATTGAGGTAGGGGGTTTACTGTTATGTCAACTTGCTACTGAACAGGTCGAGGCTAGGGTTGAAGCACAGCTACAGGCGGCTCAAAGCCAAATGGATGCTGTTGATAACTCGTATCTAAAACAATCAGACCCTCGTATGCCCGTTCTAAATCCAGAGCGGAGTACACGATCTTCATTTGGCAAGTAACCCCTTTGGGGAGCTTGTCGTAACTTAAACTCTAGGAGTATGAGAAAATGGCTACTACAGCAGCTCCCTACGGCTTAAAACCTGTGCGTCGCGCAGACGGAATGCCGTATGCTGGTGCGACTAATCAGTATCTCATTGACCCCGCTGGAGAAGCAACAAACCTGTTTTACGGGCAAGTTGTTATCATTGGGGCTGATGGTTACATCGCACTCGCAACTGGTTCAGGTGCAGACCTGACATCTAACAGCATCTCAGGAACAACAGGCGTTGGCGCTATTGGCGTTTTCGTTGGTTGTGAGTATGTAAATTCTTCAGGCCAAACGGTCCAAGCGCAGCATTACCCAACTGGAACTTCCAACGGTGATGCTATTAAGGCATATGTTGTTGACGATCCAAACGTACTATTCCAAGCCCAGCTTGATGGTACAGGAGCACAAACAATCATCGGTACAAACACATTCTTTGCAACAGCGCAGTCTACCTCAACTGGTAATACCACGACAGGTAACTCTACATCTGCATTGGACGCTACGGTGAAGACTGCCGCAGCGGCGTTTCGTATTGTTTCACATGTGTCAGATGCTGCTGATGCGTTCCCAGATGTACTTGTAAAGTTCAATCCGGGCGCTCACCAGATGACCAATAACGTAGGCTTATAAGGAGGTTAAATCATGGCTATTTCACGCGCCCAGCTCCTTAAAGAGCTATTACCGGGTCTGAATGCATTGTTTGGTTTGGAGTACGGCAAGTACGAAGACGAACATGCTGAGATCTATGAAACTGAAACTTCAGAGCGTAGCTTTGAAGAGGAAGTTAAATTATCAGGTTTTGGAGCCGCCCCTGTGAAAGCAGAAGGTGCTTCAATTTCTTATGACAACGCACAGGAATCATTCACTGCGCGTTACAATCATGAGACAGTCGCAATGGGCTTTTCTATTACAGAAGAGGCTATGGAAGACAATCTGTATGATTCGCTTTCTGCTCGTTATACCAAAGCTCTTGCTCGCGGTATGGCATACACAAAGCAAACAAAGGCTGCTTCTTTGTTGAACACAGGCTTCACCACCTTTAATTCAGGTGATGGCGTTACTTTGTTTAGCACAGCGCACCCAACCGTTGAGGGCACCACTAACGCTAACCGCCCTGCAACTGATGCTGACTTGAATGAAACTTCACTTGAGCAAGCTGTTATTGATATCGCCGCGTACACTGATGAACGTGGTTTGTTGATTGCTGCTCGCCCTCGCAAGTTGATCATTCCACCAGCATTGATGTTTGTTGCAACTCGCTTGTTGGAAACAACTCTGCGTGTTGGTACAGCAGATAATGATATCAACGCACTTAACTCAAACGGGTCTATCCCAGAGGGTTATGCGGTGAACCACTATTTGACAGACAATGATGCCTTCTTCATCACAACTGATGTGCCTAACGGCATGAAGCATTTTGTCCGTACCGCTATGCAAACAGGCATGGATGGTGACTTTGACACTGGTAACGTGCGCTACAAAGCGCGTGAGCGTTACAGCTTTGGTGTATCAGATCCATTGGGAATCTACGGTTCTCGCGGAGCATAATAGTTCAATAGAACTTTTATCGGTAAAGGGGTGGCGAAAGTTGCCCCTTTATTTTTTTTGTTTCTATGTTAATATCTTCGCATCCCTGACAGACACATGGTGTGTCTGACTAACCCAGACAGGAGATCGACATGGGTACTACTACTTTTTCTGGTCCGATACGGGCTGGCAACATCCGCAACACAACGGGCACTACTGTTGGGTCAGACATAGCAAACGTAGGTTATGTTGTAATGACTCAACAACATGTAATGGATATTTCTGGCGGCGCTGTCGCAGCAGAGGCTACAAATGTAGTAATCCCTGCCAACTCAAAAATCGTAGACATCATCATTGATTTAGAAGTGGCTGCTAATACTACGACAAATATTAGTGTTGGTGATACCGTAGGCGGTGCAGCGACTCTAGTTAATGCTGTTGCTTCTGGAACTACTGTAGGTATTAAAGCGTTAGGCGCTTCTGGCGGTGGTACACTTACATGGAAAAACACTGGTACATCTGATTTGAAATTAACTGCTACCTCAAGTGCAGGTACAAATGCGGGATCAGTTGTTATAACAGTGATGTATGCTCAAGCGTTTAATACGGCTGTTCAGCCGTAAGGAGGCCTAGATGGCTGGTCAAGAAGTACGGGCATTTAATGTCTCAACATCAGGATTTAGTGCAGGGGTTGTTGGCCCCGCACGAAGTCGCATACAGGGCATCTTGGTGTATGCCACTAACATCACAGCCTTTACCATTAAGAATGGTTCCGCATCAGGAGCCACTCTGCTGGACTTAACTCTTCCAGCGGGATGGAACGATGTGTTTCTTCCTAACGATGGAATCCTTGCCGACAATGGTGCGTATGTTTCTGCATTATCTGGCACAGGATCGGTGATAACTCTATTACTGGAGTAATATTGTGGCTGAGAAAAAAGCTAAATCAAAAAAAGATCCTCGCCTAGCAAGGGCGGGGGTTTCTGGATTTAACAAGCCTAAGCGCACACCAAGTCACCCAAAGAAGTCGCATGTTGTTGTGGCTAAAGAGGGAGAGAAGGTTAAGACAATTAGGTTTGGAGAGCAGGGCGCTAAGACAGCAGGGAAACCAAAAGCTGGCGAAGGCGACAAAATGAAAAAGAAACGTGCAAGCTTTAAGGCCCGTCATGGTAAGAATATCAAAAAGGGCAAGATGAGTGCTGCATACTGGGCTGATAAGGTGAAGTGGTAATGGCTATCTCGCGTTCTCAGATGGGCAGTCAACTTGTAGGGAACAGAGTTTCCACGGGTGACGATTCTAAAGACCTCGAGATTATTCGCATGGGTAAGGGCGGCAAAACAAAAAGCCGTGTCAATGAGGCTGGAAACTATACAAAGCCAACTATGCGGAAGAACTTGTTTAACAAGATTAAAGCTGGCGGCAAAGGTGGTAAGCCGGGTCAGTGGTCAGCAAGAAAAGCTCAAATGCTTGCCAAGCAATATAAAGCTAAGGGTGGGGGCTATAGAGGTTAATGGCGCTCAAGAAGTCACAGAAGAGCTTGAAGTCTTGGACAAAGCAGAAGTGGCGAACAAAGTCTGGCAAGCCATCGACTCAAGGGAGCAAGGCTACAGGCGAGCGATATCTTCCTGAGAAGGCTATCAAGTCTTTGACCTCTGCGGAGTACGCCGCTACTACGAAGAAGAAACGCGAGGCCACCAAGAAGGGCAAGCAGGTTGCCAAGCAGCCCAAAAAAATTGCAGAAAAAACCAAACGGTTTAGGAGCGTAGTGACATAATGGCTGTAGTAACCCCAGACATGCCAGAGATCTTTGAGGAAGCCTTTGAAAGGGCTGGTCTTGAGATGCGTACTGGATACGATCTTAAAACTGCACGAAGAAGTCTGAACCTTTTAACATTGGAGTGGCAGAACCGTGGCCTTAATCTCTTCACTATCGAAGCGGGTACGCTCGCTGTTACAGCGGGTACGGCAACGTATACCCTTCCTGCGGACACAATCGACATCATCGAACATCAAATTCGTACTGGAACGGGCACAAACCAAATCGACACGGCGCTCGAAAGGGTCAGTGTCGCAACCTACGCGCAGCAAACAAACAAAAACACGCAAGGTAGGCCGACCCAGATCTACGTCCAAAGGCTCCCGACAGAAACAAAAGTAACCCTGTGGCCTGTCCCAGATAATACTACAGCCTATACAATATCATATTTTAGGTTGAAGGGTATTGATGGTCTGTCATCTGGAGTCGGGTCAGCGATATCTTCTGTACCGCCCCGATTTGTGCCCTGCTTGGTTGCGGGTATGGCATATTACATTGCGATGAAAAAGAATCCTCAGATGGCAGCTAATCTAAAGCAAGAGTATGAGTTTCAGTTCCAACTTGCTGCTGGTGAGGATGAAGAAACAGCATCAATTAAGTTCGTTCCGTTCAACACATTTATGATGGGTGCCTGATGAGTTACGCTAGAGGCAAATATGCTTTTGGTTACTGCGATAGAACAGGGTTTAGATATCCTTTGGCCGATCTTGTTCCTGAGTTTAGCAATGGCGTAAAGACTGGATTTCTGGTTGGGCGTGATGTTGTTGACCCAGATCAACCACAAAACTTCTTGGGCAGAGTTAAAATAAATGACCCTCAGTCTTTGAGGAATCCAAGGCCAGACACATCCTTAGAAGAGAGTCGGGGTCTGTTTGGGTTTAATCCTGTTTGGAACGATCTTCAGTTTATGCAGGCTGAAGTTGGCACTGTTACTATCAACATAATTTAGGAGTTAAAGCGATGATGAAGAAGAAGGGTTACAAGAAAGGCGGCGTAACCAAGAAGATGGCTGGCGGCGCAATGAAAAAGAAAAAGCCTGTGGCAATGAAATCAGGTGGAAAGATGCCTATGGTCAAAAAGAATGGGAAGAGTGTCCCAGCATTTGCGGCTGATGGTGTGGGCAAAATGAAAAAGGGTGGCGTTGCCAAGAAGATGATGGGTGGCGCTATGAAGAAAAAGGGCTACGCAAAAGGCGGGGCTATGAAGAAAAAAGGTTATGCTAAGGGTGGTGTAACTAAAAAAATGTCTGGCGGCACAATGGCAAGAGGTAGTGGTGCAGCTAGGCCGCAGAGGTTCCGCAAAAACGGATAGATTTAATTTGGGGGGGGATTAATTGGCGTATTTGCAGAGTAACATACCGCACTTCAAGTGTTGGGTTCGCCGTGAGTATACTCACAATCATGAACAATACCACGGCGAGTTCTTACATGCGATGGCAATAGCGGTAACAACAATGCCAAATAGGTGCTTGAGCTTTCAAGTTATCTTTACAGGATGTGAGGCAGATGAAGAAGGGGATGAGAATGTACACGGTGGGGCAATGTGGGCGAGAATGCCTATAACCGCTCTTGTAGCCGATGAGCCGCTCACTGAGTGGCCTTCTCCTATGGCTGTGCATGATGCCCAGCCTTGGGACTGTTCGTCCTACAATCACGCTGTGTACGTCTTAGATAGAGCAACGCCATGTCCTTGGTTAGCAAAGATAGATGGGAACATGTACCCTGCCAAGTATATGTTCACTGTTGATTACTCTGAAGGTGAGATAGCGGATGACCCAGCGCAGCACAAGCAAAGT